TCGTCAGCCCGGCTGAGCAGGTCGGCGAGCACCATGGCAGGATGTCCGGCTGCCGGGCCTCCTTGGGCAGCCCCGGGATTGCTGGCGCACTGACTTGCTCGGGCTGCCAGGCGGCGGGCTTGCTCGCGCAGCCGGCCAGACTCAAGGCTAGCAGCATCGGCATCAGCTTGTGCTTGGGCGATTTGTTCTTGCGCATGCTCTCTTACCTCATCGATTTCTGCCTGGCGGCGCAGTTCTTCCTCCCGAGCCTCCAGCTCTGCCTTAGTCCTGGCCGTGGCCAGACGGGTCGCCTCTTCATCCCACTTCGCCTGCCAGGTCTTGCGCTCCCCTTCCTTCCCATTGGCTTGACCAGACCAGTAGAGCGCCACCCCACCGCCGGCCAGGGCGGCTATCACCAAGGCACCGGCCAGGAACGGCAGCACCTTGCTCTGCTGAGTCACTCCCATCACACCCCCTTGCACTTCGCATTGAGGCGCAGCCGGTCTTTCCAGAGCCCGGGGCATACCCGGCTCCCCGGTACCGAGCAGTCCTGGTTGCCGGAACGCTTGAATAGCAGGATCGCCTCGCAGGCCCCGTGGTAGTCGCCAGCGTTCAGGCGCTTCACGATGGTGGATCGGCAGAAGGCGCCGGGACCGATGTTGTGGGAGAGCTCGACATAGGCGTCGAACTCATACTGGTGGAGTGGCACCTTGATGCAGGCCTTGAGGGCATTCTCGAACACCCGCACCTCCCGAAGGCTCCTGTTCACCGCGGCGACGGGCGTGATGGTGTCACCCATCTTGACCCCTTCGGTGCTCCCAAAGCCGATAGTGGGGAGCTTGGTACCGTGTACGGGGTCGGGGTAAGCCGTCGGCTCAAACCCCTCCCGATTCAGGATCCCCACAAAGCCGGCAGCACTGAGCGTGAGCGCCGCTATGGCAATTCGTACTTTTGTCATGCCTACCCCACCGGCTTGGCGCGTGGCTTGATGATGTTCGACCAGATAAACCAGCCGATCTGAACCGAAAGCCACACAAGCGTCGCGATCAGCACCCAGTCATTCAAAGAGACACCAGCCCACGACATACTCACCACCGCTACAGGAGGGGCAGATTTCGCAGTTTCACCGACCACAGTGGTAGCGATCTGCTCATGGCCTTGATTCATGAATCCACCCCAGAAACGAAAAAACCCCGGCTAAGCCGAGGTTTGAGAGCAAGAAACAAAAAAACCGCAACCTTTCGGGTGCAGTCTTCCATCGTTGGCAATCAGCCTACACAAAATTGCAGGTGGCCGTCAAGCCACCCTCACCTGCACAAGCAACAACCCCGCCGAAGCGGGGTTCTAGGGGCAAGTGACTTACCGCGTCGTATACCAATAGCGCGTCTGCGCCGCTGACTCCTGCTGGTGGCACCAATCCAGCACGGCCAGATAGAGCGGATACCAGCCCAGCTCCCATTGCCCACGGGTCAGTCCACCAGCCAACGGTTCAATGGCGCGTCTGATCTGAGTACCCGGGATGGGGCGTAGCCCGGTACCACCACAGCGTGGGCACACCTTATCAATCGCCTTGCCGTGCAGGCGGCTCAGTTCCAGGTCGCGGATCACTCCCCGCCCCCGGCAGAACTGCGGGTGACAGGAAGCCCCAGGAGTGTCAGCAGTGCGGCAGTAGTGTTCCAGGGCCAACTCGGCTACCCGGCGCAAGGCCATGCCGTGGCCACGTTCCTTGTTGCCCCCCACATAGCGGGGAGCAATCTTGGTGCACTCAGCCTGCACAGCCAGCAGGGCCTTCTTGGCATCCCCTAGGTCTTTGCAGTAACGCGCCATCACCAGCGCCATGCCGGCACCATTGTGCTTCTGAACCATTCCCAATGCCGTCATCACATCACTCTTTGTCAGATGAGAACGCCCCGTTGACTGGGCCTGATAGGCCTGCAGCATCACAGAACGCGGATCCCCTACGGTAATTGCATATTCAAAGCGCACTCATCACCTCCACCGTTACCGACACCATTCCCCCTTTCACTACCGGCCCGCGCTCCACCAGCAACCGGTCGATCTGGCTATCGTCCAGCCACACCCCGGCGTGGGTCAGGGCGTCTTGCACCGCCTTCACCGTGTTATCCAGATCCCGGGCTCGCCGGTCAGGGGCCTGCACCACCAGCCGCAGGGCCAGCCGATCGGGAATCTGCTTGCCGGCTAACTTGGCAGCCAGACAAGCATCGGCCGCGGCCTTGCGATAGACCCTCCCCTCCTGGCTCAGCAAGGTTCTCGGCTTGCCGGCAACCGACACATTGCGCCAGATCCGGTTGGTCGACGGGGGCCATGGCAGGGTCACTGTCCATGAATCAGCTTTTGGCATTGAACACTCCCAGGGAGCAAGCCAGCTCCAGTGTGTTGATAACGTGCTCCAACTGCGAACCGTGCTTGGCCTCCCAAGCCTTCCACCCGATCCGGTGCAACTCCATGTGTGGCTGGTGGGCGAGTGGGAACACCATCAGATCATGCGCCTTGCTGCCCATCACGCTCATACCGTGACCTACGACATGGTGCGCCTCGATGCCCTCGCGCTGGCCCGTCACCACACAGGGCAACTGCCGGACAAAGGCCAGGTAGGCTGCACACTCCCAGCGCTGGCGCTTGGGCCTGCCCAGGTGGAGGGTCGCGGGTTCTGGGTCGATCTGACGAATAGCCGGTTTCGCATTGATGCGAGCCCGCAGATCGGCCAGCGGATCGCGCTCTGCCACCTCAAGGCGATGCTCACGATAGCGGGCATCGGTCTCCCGGTTACCGCGGGGCGACCACTTCCGATCCGGTTCGATGGGTGCCAGGCGACAGGCAGAGCGCAGCAGCGGATCCGGCAATGAAGGCAGCACCTTGTAGACGGTCGCCCACCAGCACAGATCCCGGGCAGTCAAGTCAGCAGCGGCCACCCCACACCAGCCAGCAACCCGCTGCAGTACAAGCTGCGCCAGCCACCCGGCCACATCAGTGAGGCGGATCGGTAACTGCCCATTGCGGTGCTCGTTGTCGTGATGCCAGCACAAAGGCAGATGCACCCCCTCCACTTCTGCGGTGACGGTTTCCCCGATGCAGCCATCGGCTATCACGCAAGCCGTGGCATTGGCGGTCAGCAGCTCCCCACCGGCGACATTGACCACTGCGGCGCAGGCCAGGGCCGACATCAGCTCAGGGAACTGGGCCAGCAGGTCAGCCCCCTGATCGCGCACAAGGCGCACCGGCTTGCCAGCCAGTTGGCGCCTCACCGCCGGCAGGCTGTCGCCCAGCGGCACCAGGGCCAGCCCCAGCGCTTCGACAAACACGGCGTTACCTGCGCTCACGCTTGCCCCCTGATCGCGTTCAACTGTTGGCGAAACCACTCACGGTGCTCTTCATCCACCTCATCGATGGCGGCCACCACGACCTCACGCCCGATCTCGTTGCGGCGACGGCGCCACACCAGCAGGTGCGCCTGCTTGATCAACTCGATGCGCTGCCGTTCAGCCGATGGCAACAGGGCCAGGTTGTGACTCATGCCGCCACCCCACGCAGGATGCCGTCACGGATCAGTCGCTCCACCAGCCACTGCTGGCCCTTGCCGGTGATCAGGGGGGTGAAACTGATCCGCCGCTCGCCGTTGCTGTCAAACGAGCTCTCCCGGGTCGCGAACAGCCCGCGGTCCACATACTCCTGCATCGGCAGGTTCCAGCGCTCCCCGCGGCAACTCATCAAGATCTTGCGTTCCCTCAGCAGGGTGAACAGGGTATTGGGGCCAAGGCCCACCGTCTTGGCGAACGCCGACAAGGTGATCCCCTTCTCCACACTGGCGATCTGCTTGGCGAACTCCACCGCCGGGGCATCCATCGCTACCTTCTGTTCCAGCGCCATCTTCTGCTCGGCCAGCTCGGCAGCAAGGCGCAGTGCCTCCGGCAGGGTCTGGGGGATCATCATCGCGGGCTGGTGGGCTTGCTGCTCCAGCTCCTGCCAGCGGCGAATAATCCGGATCCGCAACTGGGCGCTGTAACCGGCCACCAGACAAAGGGTCTCGTCCTTGTCCAGCAACAGGCACGGCTGGGTGCGACCACGGCCATCCTGGTAATCGCCTGACTTCTCAGGAGATTGAATTTCCACCAGCATCTTGCGGATATCGGCCATCACGTTGTCGTGGCGCTTTCCGGTCAGCTCGGCGATCTCCACGCTGGTCATCGTCAAAGGGGTTGCCCCCCGCATCATCAGTTCCATCACCTCACCCCCATCGACACATTCGCGGCCAGATACACCGCCAACCCCACCAGCACCACCACCATCAGGGTGCCCCTCATGAAATCGCGCATGGGATCATCTCCAGCGTGGCGGGCCGCTGTTGCTGGCCGCGCAGGGCGTTCACCGCCTTCATCACCTCAGCCAGTTCGGCACCCTGTACCAGGTAGTGCCCGGCCCGGTGGGCCTGGGAGGTGAACCCCAGTTGCCGCGGGCAATCCGACACCTCAAGGCGCACCTGCACCGGCAACCAGTCCTTCACCTCCGGGTACACCGCCACCCGCACATACCGGGCGCGGCGAATGTCCCGCTCACAGGCATCACTGAACGTCACCGCCATCACGCCATCCTCCCTGTTATCGTCACACCCTCGCGGTGCAGTTGGGCCAGCAGTGGCTGCAGCTCAGCTTGAACAGCCTCATCGGTCACCTCGCGATCACGCACATAGACAAGGGCCTCCGCCTGCATCTCGCAGGCTCGCAAAGAGACCTGGCGGCCCACAGGGGCAGACTTCGGTACCGTATTGCGCTGCAGGATGCTGGCCTTGACCTCGGCCGGGCGCGGGGCGAACTCACCGTCGTTCTGCGCCATGGTCCAGCTCCAGCCTGCTGGCGCCTCCGGGATCTCGATATCGAAGGTGCAGGGCCACATCTTGTGCAGCTGAGCCATGGCCGCATTGGCGATCAGCTCGTGTTTATTGGCCATCATGCTCACCTCCCCGCTTGAACAGCTTTTTCAGGTTTGCCACGGCGCGCTGGCCGGTCTGCTGGTAAAACTCCGGGCTGTGCTGGATCTGCGCTCTGGTTGGCAGCCCCTTCATCACCTCGGCGTTCAGGTCTTCACCGGCCATCATCCGGCGCAGCAGCTGGGCGTAGGCCTGATCGAACACGGCGCGGTAAGCGTCTGCGCTCAGGGTCTGGCGCTCCCAGCTGGTAGCCTTGGCGGCCAGCTCAACGGCGGGATGGGTGTAACGGCGGGTGCGAACCTCAACCAGCGCGCTATCCAGCGTGGGCAGGCCCAGTGACTCCGGCGTCACCTCACACCACTTGATGAACTTGCTGGTGCTCGGGAAGAAGTCCCCGCCGTGGCTGCGGGCCATCCGCATGCCCAGCTGCAGCTGTTCGCGGCTGGTGCAACCGGCATCGACCAGGGCGCGGGTCCACTCGGCCAGCGCGCGGCGCTGATGGTCGTCAGTGGGGAATGCCTGTTTCCATGCCGGGAACACCGCTTTCAGCTGCTCGAACAGGGTGGCCACCATCTTGGAATCCCGATCTGTCAGCGGGCGCTGCTGCGGGGTCATGGCCTCCACGGTCGGCGCAGTGGCGATCTCGTGCAGCACGGCACTGAGTGGTTTCATGGTCATCAGAAACCCTCCTGCATGCGCTGGTTGAGCTCAGCGGCGGTCATGGTCTGGGTCAGGTCGGTGTGGTCATTGCGGCGCGGCGTGAAGGCCTGCAGGCCATTGCTGCCGCCACGGTCTTGGCACTTCGACAGCCAGGAGTTGATAAACCGGTTGATGCCAGTCTTGGTCTTGCGCTTGGTGGGGTTGGCAATCAGCCATCCAGTCATGGTGCGCAGCTCTTGGGCCACATCCACCGCCGGATACAGGGCTTGCATCTGGGCTGCGAACGATTCGGTGACCTGATGCTCACCGCTGTTGAGCGGCATGGTGATCACCACAGGCTCTTGCGGTGCTGGCTGTTTGGCTGGCAGTGAAACCGGCTCAGCAGAAACAGATTCAATCACCACCGGCGTGGAGGCCGCGATAGCGGGCTCGGCGCTAGTGTTTTGATCTTTTGTCTTTCTTGTCTTTTGGATAGTGTCTTTTGTGTATCCCCGTTTCGGGGAAGGTGTATTCCCTGTTTTGGGGAAACTTTCCTTCCCTGTTTCGGGGAATGTTTCCCTGTTTTGTGGAATGTGTGTTTGCCACTCAGAAATGACCTTGTTCGGGCCAGTTTTACGACCACGGCTGATGAGCACACCCATGCGCAGCAACTCGTTCTTGGCAGTGCTAACCCGAGTGGCCGGGATGTTGGTCGCCTCTGCGATCTGCTCGTTGGTCATCCAGTCCATAGACTTATTGAAGCCGTAGGTCTTGCGGATGACAGCCAGAGCCACCTTGTACTGGTGCTTGGTAAGGTCAGCCTCAATCAGCGCATCGAGCAGGTCGTTAGCCAGTCTGGTGTAACCATCATCACAATCTGCCACCATGACCCCCTGTGGCTTCTCTGGTGCGCTATGAGCGGGGAATTGAATAACGGTGGCAAGGTTACCCATGAGCCACCTCCTGCAGGTGCTGCATCAGGCAGTTCAGGTGACGCTTGGCCTGCTCTTTGGTTGCCGGGATCTTGATGCCGCGCAGCAGACCGCCATAGACCAGATAGGACTGGCCCTGACTCTCCACCAGACGCGGGATCACAGCCGGGATCACGTTGCGGCGCTTGCCTTGCGCTTTGGCGCCAGCTTCGGTACGCTTATCCATGTTGTTTTCTCCAGTGAAATCGACCGTGGGTCGGGCTGTTACAGCAGCGCCGGCCCACTCTTTTTGTGCTTCCTTCATCACTTCTCTCCTTGTGCATGTGGCCCCGGGAACAGGCGCACCTGACTGGCTACCGACTCTTCCAGGCTCAACAGCTCCTTGATGGCCCGGTGTACTGCCGCCGTGATGGCCTGCCGCTCCACTGGGTCGATCACCCCGTCTTGCCGCGCTTCACGCAGCTCACCAAACACCGCCGCCACCACCTCACCCACCAGCATCACCTGGTCGGCCAGCTCCTCTTCGGTCACCGTGCTATCCGGCAGGGCCACCAACGTATGGCCGCGGGACAGCGCCCAGGCCTGCAGGATGGCGTTGTCACCGGTCAGCTCGGTCACCGCCATCGCCTCGGACAGGGTCAGGTGGTGGTCTTCGCAAGCAGGATTGAACTTGTTGTTCAGGGTGGTCGGGCGCTTGGAGCCCATCAGGCGGGCCAGGTCGGTGATGTTGTACCGGCGGCTCAGCTGATAAGCGGCGTCAATGGGGTCAGAAAGGTGGGAGTGTTCCCGCTTCACTCTCGTGGTTGTTCTGGTGGGTTTTGTCATGATGGTTTCCATCAGCTCTCAGGTGGGAAAACGTCATTGATGGAACAATCAATCCCCCAGCGATTGATGACAGACGCAATCTTTCTGCAGGTATCCAACCCAGGTATCCGGCGACTCTTTTCGTAGTGAGCAACTGCCCCCTGCGTGATGCCAAGTTCAGCGGCCAGATCGGATTGCGTTTTGCCTGCTCTCTCTCGCAGTACCTTGATGTTGTTCATCAGCAACTCCGTTCTCTCTCACGAATGATTTAATACGATACGTACTATATCACAGTTTGCAGCCATGACAATTTGTATGTTGTTAAAATCAATACGGAGCGTAATATCTTCGGTATGGAAAAAGAGACATGGCACAGCCTGGCCAAGAGCCGGATGAAAAAACTTGGTATCACTCAGGAACAACTGGCTGAAAAGCTGGGCGTAACCCAGGGTGCGATTGGGCATTGGCTTAACAAGCGCCGCGAGCCCTCGATGGACATCATCTTGGGGATCATGGCCGCGCTTGAGCTGAAGAACATCAGCATCGGGATTGATGGCAGCATCACCAACGAGACCCAAAACATTGAGTTCGCTTCCCCAGATGCTCACCGCATTCCGGTACTGAACTATGTGCAAGCCGGGGTCTGGACCTCGCCGGACGAGATCCGTGAGGGTGATGGCAACCTATCCTATATCACCACCGACCTTGAACTCGGTGATCGCGCCTTCGCCATCGTGATCCGTGGCAGCTCCATGGAGCCGGAGTTTGTCGAAGGAGATGTGGTGCTGATCGACCCGGACGAACCGCTCCACCCCGGTGACTTTGTGGTGGCCAAGAACGGCGAAGAAGAAGCCACCTTCAAGAAGTACCGCCCACGCGGTATTGGTGAAGATGGTCAAGAGGTCTTCGAGCTGGTACCGCTCAATGATGACTACCCCACCATGCGCTCAGACCGTCAGCCTATCCAGATCATCGGCACTATGGTGGAACACCGTCGTCGTAGAAAACGCCGGTAATTAACACTCACTGCTAGCACTACACTAAAGGACAAATAATGAATAAAGGGAAAATAGCATTGGTGGTGGCGATAGGTGGCTTTGCCACCTATTTGTTCGCGATGCCATACATTACCGTTTATAACATTAAAAGCGCTGCGGAGAATAATAACGCGGACAAATTGTCTGAGTACATTGATTTCCCTAGCGTACGCCAGAGTGTTAAGGAACAGTTGACCGTCTCGCTAGCAAAGAATTTGGCAGAGGACGACGCGCTGAAAGACAATCCCTTCGCAAAATTGGGCGCATTGTTTGGTGCAATGATGGTCGACAAAATGGTCGATGCCTATGTAACGCCTACTGGTATTGCTAGCCTGATGACTGGCAAGAAACCTGAATTGACCTCCACCGGCCAAGGCACAATACCAAACGCTGATAAGCCCACCGTTTCGAACAACAAGTCGTCAGACGATGTAGCGATCGATGCATCTTTTTCCTACGAATCCCTCCATAAATTTGTGGTCAGCGTTACCTATGATGGTGTCGATTTAGGACACCGATTGACTCTTCGTAGACACGGACTCAATGACTGGAAGGTCACTGATATTCGTATTCCACTGGATTGAGCCCGCACAACGCGGGCTTTTTATTATCGAAAATCATGGAGTGAAAAATGACAGCATTGGATCAGCATGGCCAGCCACTCGCCAATTACAACGCCAAGCGTAATCGTGACAAGAGACTGAATAATCTGATGGGCATCCTTGATGGTATTATTGCCGATAACGTCATTGATGATCGCGAAGTGGTTTATCTCGACGCTTGGCTAAAGGAAAGCCAAGGCGGGAAAAGTGATTGGGCATTGCAGCAGCTTCGCCACATGATCTCAGACATCCTGCAGGACGGGGTGATCACCGAGGATGAAAAGCTTCATCTGATGGGAGCCATTCCCAAGCTGATGGATTCCTACCTCCATCTGCCCGGCGTCGATTTCTATTCCGAGGAGTCGGATAAGCTGCTGCTCGAAGGGCTGTGCAAGGGCGTACTCGGCGATCACCAGCTATCCGATCAAGAAATTCGCTATTTGAACTGGTGGATGAAACAGAACAGCATGCTGCGGGCACACTACCCCGGCAAACAGTTGTACCAGACCGTGGAACGCATTCTCGCGGATGGCGTGATCACCGAAGAAGAACGGGACGAGCTACAGCAGCAGCTGTTGTTGTTTGTCGGTAATCCATTCGAACACGGTGCCGTCGATGGCATGGCAACCCGGCTCTCGGTTTTCGATGCCGCCATTGACGACGTTATAGGCCGCGGTGTCTGTTTCACCGGCGCATTCCTCTCCGGCACCCGCCGCGATTGCGAGAAAACGGCGGAAGAACTCGGGGCAATCCCACTCCCACGGGTCTCTAAAAAGGTGAACTACTTGGTCGTCGGCGAACTCAGTTCAAGAGATTGGCGATTCTCCTCTTACGGCCGAAAGATTGAAAAGGCCATCGAGCAACAGGAACAAGGCCACTCCATCAAGATCGTCACCGAAGAGGCTTGGTCAAACTATGCCAAGGCGTGCGTAGCCTCCCAGTAAGTAGTCATGGCATGCCATTGATACAACAGCTCACCGAGTAGCTGTCGCCCACCAGTATGGTGGGCTTTTTAATACCTAACGACTTAAAAACACATAACGTATTGACCAAATCAAATACATATCGTATTTTTATCCCGTACACAACAGTAAACGGGATGACCCATGTCGAACCAACACCACCAAAAGCGCATCTACATCGCCGGCCCCATGTCTGGCCTGCCTGACTGCAACCGCCCCGCCTTCCATGCCGAGGCCAACCACCAGCGTGAGCGCGGCCATATCCCGCTCAACCCTGCCATCATCCCCGAGGGCCTGACCCAAGCCGAGTACATGGCCTGTTGCCTGCCTATGGTCATGCTCGCCGACGAGCTGGTCATGCTCCCGGGCTGGCGCGATAGCCAGGGCGCCACCGCCGAGTTCCACCTCGCCATGAAGTGCGGCAAAGTCATCCGCCAAGCCGAAGATGGCTTTGTCTGGTATCCGGAAAACACAGGGGATGCAGCATGAGCAGCTTCTACAAAACCACTGATGCCAACGTGCTGGCCGCCCACGCAACATTTGAAGCAGCAAAGGATGCCTTAATCGAGAAGGCCCACGAACTGGGCAAGGAGTTTGATGGCAAGCCGAAGTTCTGCAGTGATGTGAACAGGTTCAAGTGCGCGCATCTGGTGCTGAACAACTACCACCAGCGCGAAGATAAAGAGCTTTGGACTAAGCCAGATCAGAACTATCTGTCAGCACCACGCAGAGGCAAGGTGAAGGGAAAGACCAAGGAGCAAAAAGAGCTGCAGGATCGCTATTGGGAGATGTTCCCAGAGTCAGTAGAAGCAAATCCGCTTTATGAATCCATGGGCCTGAACTGGGTGGAACTGCTGTTTGGTGGCGGCTTCACCATGTTTGCCCATGACGGCGCGATTTACTTGCGCACCGGAGCCAAGGTCGGGCCGATGATGACCGAGATCGTGGGCAGCGAGTTCAACGCAGCCGAGCAGAACCTGAGACAGGAGAAGGCAGCATGAGCAAATCACCAGCTCGCATGCAGCTCGGCTTCTCTCCATTGAGCAAGACCATTCAGCTGGCAAAGATGCGGGATGTAGACGGCGGCCGCCTGCGCGTAGGTAACGAGCCTGGGCGCGATGTCACCAATGAAGCCGCTCAGATGGTTTGGCAGCTCGTGATGGCAGAGGGTGGCGAAATAGCATGGAAGCTCGATGACGGCAGCCAGATGGTGCTGAAGGCTGAGAAGGTTGAGCCGAAGGCAGAGAGCGCAACGGAGTCACAAGGTGGTGCAGCATGAACCAACAACTTATTGCGCCAGATGAGGTGAAGCGGGATGGCTCGGGGTTCTGGATCCACCCTGATTTCCCTGACTTCGGCGAAACGCTTGGTAGCCAATACACCGAATGGCTTGATAAGCAGGGGCTCGAGGCAAAGTTCGTGTCTATGGAAGATGACCTGCCTGAGAACATGATCGAGCGATGGGAATCCGATGGCGACTACATAGACCTTGTTACCGAGTGGAACCCAACCACACCAGAAGGAGCTGGTTGGTTCCTGCTTGGCATCTGGGATACAGAAGATGGCGCAGTGGCGCTCTTCGCAAGACGCATTGATGAGGTGTCGGCATGAACATCGACATCTTCAACACCGATCGCAAATACCGCGTCATCTACGCCGATCCCGCTTGGCAGTTCAACAACAAGAACACCGGCGGCAGCATGACCAGCTCTGCCGAGGCGCAATACACCGTCACCAGCCTGGCCGACATGGCCGCTCTGCCGGTTGCCAAACTCGCTGACGAACACTGCCTGCTTGTGATGTGGTGGGTCGGCAGCATGCCGCAAGAAGCCCTCGACCTGTGCAAGGCGTGGGGTTTTCGCCTGGTCAACATGAACGGATTTGTCTGGCGCAAGATGACCAAGCGTTGGAACCCCCACTTCGGTATGGGCTTCACCACCCGGGCTGGGTCTGAATCTGCCCTGATTGGGGTGCGCGGAAAACTGAAGCAGCTCATCAAAGACCGCGCCGTGCGGGCCGTCATCGAGGCAGAGGTTGGCAAACACAGCCAGAAGCCGAACGAGTTTCGCGTTGCCATCGAAAAGATGTGCGACGCAGTTGCAGGAGAAGTGCCGCGCATCGAGCTGTTCGCCCGCGAATCCGCCGCCGGTTGGGACTGCTGGGGTAATGAAGCGCCAGCAGCAGAGGCCACCAGCGCACCGGTTAACCCGCTGGCCGATATCGAGCCACTGGCCGACTGGCGCAACTTCCCCGCCGTCAAAGCGGTGATGTACCAGGTTGATGAGGTTGAACTGCTCACCCCGAGCAACACCAACCTGCTGGCAGGCTACGTGCGCGACATCATCGACAGCGGCAGCGATGACGCCACCACCCTGACCTGCGCCACCGATATGGCCAGCCGCCTGCTGCATCCGGATGAAGAGAAGCTGCTGCTGAATATCGACAACGGGGAGGCAGCATGAAGGCGATCGATTTGTTCTCTGGCCTTGGTGGCTGGTCTACCGGTGCCGTGATGGCTGGTTGTGAAGTGCTTTGGGCGGCCAACCACTGGCCGGAAGCTGTTCACTGGCACAGCGAGAACCACCCTGACACTCAGCACATCTGCCAAGACCTGCATCAAGCGGACTGGACGCAAGTGCCGAGCCATGACCTGCTGCTCGCCTCCCCCTGCTGCCAGGGGCACAGCAAAGCGCGTGGCAAGGCCAGCGGAAACCCGCAGCATGATGCCAGTCGCTCAACGGCGTGGGCCGTGGTATCTGCCCTTGAGTTTCACCGCCCGCAAGCCGCCATCGTAGAGAACGTTCCGGAGTTCCTTGAGTGGCCGCTCTATCCGGCGTGGGCAGCAGCCATGCAGGCTCTTGGCTATGCCTTGGCACCACATGTGGTCAACTGCGCGGATCTCGGTGTTCCGCAGGAGCGGATCCGGAGGTTCATCGTCTGCACCCGCTCGGCAAACCCATTAACTCTGAACCTGCCAAAGCTGGAGCATGTGCCTGCGTCTCGATTCATTGACTTCACCGCCGGGCGGTGGTCACCGATTGCCAAGACAGGGCGAGCGGAAGCGACGCTGGAGCGGGTTGCCAACGGCAGAGCAGCTCACGGCGACCGATTCGTGATGAGCTACTACGGCAACACCCGCACCGGGCGAAGTATTGATCGCCCGATCGGCACTATCACCACCCGCGACCGCTGGGCAGTCGTTGACGGTGACCGCATGCGGATGCTCACGGCAGAAGAAAACCTGCTGGCAATGAGCTTCCCGCGCGACATCAAGCGGCCAAAAAACCACCGGTTGACCGTTCACATGGCAGGCAACGCCGTTTCGCCGCTGGCTGGAAAGCGGATCATCCAGGCATTGATGGAGGCAGCATGAAAATCCAACTTACCCCGGCAATGCGCATGCAGCTGTTCTTCGCCGAAACACTCGAGATTGAATTGCCGAAAGGCTGGGTGCTGGTACCGAAACAGGCCACGCCAACCATGATCTCCGTCGGCCAGCATGCCGACGACAACGCCCCTGCCCTGCGCGATGAGCAAGTGGCCAAGGTGTGGCAAGACATGGTGACCATCGCACCAACACTCGACCAGGACGGATGGAAGCTATGACCAAACAACAAGCCGCCGGACTCACCATTCTGGCACTCAACACACTGGCCGCATTCGTGGCGCTGGCACTGATTTAAGGTGGCCGCATGAGCATCGTTCAAGACGTGGCCGAGTGGGTTCACACCAGAGCACAAGGGGCCGTCAGTGCTGACGTGGCGGCCGAGTTCAACGTCAGCACATCGCGGGCCAGCATGATCATCGCGGCCATTCACCGCGAACCGCGATTCGATACCCGGGTTGAGAAATGCCAGATCTGTAACTCGCTCGGGGCATCCGTGGCAGGCCGCCGCCTCCATGTGGACAAGGTCAGCCCATCACAGTGGGAGTGCAAGCCGGTGATCGGCACCTATCGCAACGGCCAGACCGTCCAGTTCGGCAGCATCCACGAGGCGCACCGCCAGATGGGGTTTGACCGGGAGATGATCTCACGCTGCCTGCGCGGCGAGCAGAAGCACCGCCGCGGCTACCGCTGGAAGGTCGCAACAACAGAACAGAATTGTGAGGGAACTTATGCATAACGTAATGCTAGATCTGGAAACAATGGGCAAAGGCCCCCGCGCGGCCATCGTCACCATCGGGGCTGTGTTCTTTGACCCGATGACCGGTGAACTTGGCGCCGAGCTCGAGGCTCATATCCACCTGAGTGACAGTGCCCGATTCGGGGAAATGGACCCTGACACCGTGCTGTGGTGGCTGGAGCAGGGCGATGAAGCGCGCGCGGCACTCAAGCCATCAGTGAAACACTGCTCGCTGAGTGATGCACTTGCGAGGCTGTACGAATGGATGCAGAACGGAAATAAAGGTGGTAAGCCTGATTTACAGGTTTGGGGAAACGGAGCCGGATTTGACAACGTGATCCTGCGTAACGCCTATCAGGAAACTCGGATGCCGCTAGGATGGGCGTTTTGGAATGACCGTGACGTTCGAACCATTGTGGAACTCGGACGCCACAAGCTCGGCTTCGACCCTAAAAAAGATATGCCATTCGAGGGGGTGGCCCATGGCGCACTGGATGATGCCAAGCATCAGGCCCGCTACGTCAGTGCTATCTATCAAGCGCTTATGGTGGGTGGTTCAGAATGAAACGAGGCATCAACAAGGTCATCCTGATCGGCAACCTTGGTCAGGATCCGGAAGTGCGCTACATGCCAGGCGGGAACGCTGTCACCAGCATCACCTTGGCCACCTCCGAGACCTGGCGCGACAAGCAGACGGGGGAGCAGAAGGAGCGCACGGAGTGGCACCGGGTGGTGTTCATGGGAAAGCTGGCCGAGGTAGCCGGGCAGCACCTGAAGAAGGGGGCGCAGGTCTATGTGGAAGGGAAGCTGCAGACCCGCAAGTGGCGGGATCAGAGCGGCCAGGAACGCTACACGACCGAGGTCCTTGTCGACAGCTTCACCGGGGTACTGCAGATGCTTGGCGGCAAGCCGCAGCAAGGCAGTTCGCAGAAGGCTCAGTCCCAGCCACCAGCCAGGCCTGCCGCCACCCCATCTGCGGGCCAGCAAAGCAACGAGCCGCCATTTGATTACGATGACGACCTGCCGTTCTAGGATTCACCGGAGGATTTATGTTAGAGCCCATTGAGAAAATTGAGCAGAAAGAACTGATGGTGATGCTGGGAAAAGGTCGAACCGCCTTGTATCACCTCCGCAATAAAGACGCGACCTTTCCCAAGCCTATCGACCACCAGCCCCTGCGCTGGATCAAGTCACACATCATGGCCTGGATTGATAGCCACAACAGGACCAGTGGCAACGCCTAGCTCCCGCTGGATCACTGTCCACCAGCGCTCATAGGCAGCCGCTTGATCCTCAAGCCAGTCATGTTTGTTGTAAACAGCCATCACGCCAAGCAGGGTGTGCCCCAGCATCACTTCGGTGATATGGGGCGACACCCCCATTTCCGATAACCGGGTCGACAGCGTTCGACGAGCATCATGAATCCGCCAATGGGGGATCCCCAGGCTGCTGCGCAAGCGGCTCACCAACCGATTGCACGAGTGGATCTCCAACGGCCCATTCCCCTCCCCCTGACCTGGGAACAGATAGACCGGGTCCACCGACGCCATCGCGGCTCGTTCGAACAGTTGCTTGCCTACCGATGTAATGGGGCGGCGGATAGGCCTGCCGGTCTTGCTGATCTCCGCCGGCACGGTCCAGACCATAGACTCGAAATCCAGGTCCTGACGCTTGAGCGTTCTGGCCTCGGAAAGCCTGCACCCATAGACCAGGCAGAGCAGATGAATCACCTTGTTGCCGGTGCCAGCCCGGCTGGCCTCGATGGCCCGCCAGATCTTCGCAACCTCTGGCACCGTCAACACCCGGTAACCGGTCTTGGCGGGAGCGCCTACATCCCTGGCCCGCAGACTCATCATGTTGGGCATATAGATCGTGCCGCGGCGAGCATGCCAGTTGAAGCACGCCTTCAATGCCGTGATCACAGCCCGGGTTACCCCTGGTGCCCGCTCACTGATGGCATCGAAATAGCTCAACCACATGTCCATGGTGATCTGGTTGATTGGCCGGTCAGGCAAGCGGTTCTTCACTGACGAGAAGGTATAGCGATAGTATTTCTGGGTGCCTTCTCGGCACTCCCGCATCACGTACTTCTCGAACCACTCATCAAACAAGGCTGCAGGCGTAGGCTCGTCGCCCGAGGCACTGATCGGCGTAACACCGCTTTTGAGCTCATCGGCCTTTATCCGGGCCTCTCGCAAGGTCAGAGCCGGGTACCGACCAAGAGAGGTCCGAACCCGCTTCCCGTCGACCACATGCCGAACCTGGAACGCAACCACCCCCTTCGGTGAGACCCGGACACTCAACCCATCACCGTCGCTCACTTCGCTCGGGCCAGCATATGGTTTACCATTCACCCCTCGAAGCCAGCTATCTGATAACGCCATTGCTACCCCATTAAAATTTTGTACCACTCTCATGGGGTGTTTTGTACCAGATAATGTACCAGCAGGCCATTGAACAACATCAGGTTTGGGTGAACGTTGAAAGTGTCTTCGGAATTTGCACCTCACCAGAACGGCACTAAACCCTGAAAAATCAATCAGAAGCGCGAACATACAAGAACACATGAGCACATCAGCGAAGCAGACCACCCAGCCCACTTACTACTTCCACGACTACGAGAC